GCCTTGTTTCCCGCGTAAAATGGCGCACCTGCCAGCACTTGCGCCTCGCTGGCGGTGGCCCGTGCCAGCTTGCCGTTGGATAATCCACCGCCGCCGTTAAAATTTAGCTGTGCGCCGTCAAATGTGAACAGCACCCAGCGCCCGGCCACAACGCAGTCACCGTCCACCGCATCTGCGCCGCAGTAGGCGGGCACTGCCGTACCGTTGACTTTCCATGTATCACCGCTGGCCCATGCGGCAGGAATTTTGCAGCGTCCAACAGCGCCCGATCCAGTCAGCTGATATACTTTCCCTTCTTTTTTCCAGGTATACATCTGCACTGTCACATTGACAGCACCGAGTTCCGCAGGATCATATTCTGCAAAGGCTTTCGCCACACGGTTTTCCAGATCGTTCATCGTGGTGGCATCAAAGGCGTCGCCCTCTTCCATGACAAGACCTTCTGCGCGGGAGACTTCATACTCATTGTCGTTTTCCGTAGGAGTCAACCTGCGGCGGGCAGGATGCTCGCTCTGGCGGTCATTCCACACTTTCTTCTCAAACATTAAATCACTCCAATCTCTTGTCCGGCGCAAATTTCTCCGGCGTACTGCTTTACGCTGTTGCGCTGCCACAGTTCGTGCAGACTCCACAGCACCTGCTCCATGTCATTGATGGCGCTGTACAGCGTGCTCGGCGCTGTGGGAATGTTCGGTGTACCGGGCAGCGTGTAGTATGCAGCCCGCACAGTGGCGAGGTTGTCCAAAATACGCTGCATCTGAGCGCGGGTCAGCAGCCCCAGCGACGTCCATGTGCGGGTGTCGATCTCTACGCCCAGAAGCTGCGCCATGTGGGCGGTGTTGCCCTCGATGCGATTTAGCAGTTCTGCCGTGATATAACACTTTTCCGCTCCTGCTGCCACATCGGCGGCAGTTCGGTCATAAACAGGCGTCTGCCACATTAGATGAAACTCCTTTCGCCTGCGTGGATTTCTTCGCCCGCATAGGCTGCGGCATTGTTGGACAGCTTACGGCCCACAATCTTCGCGTCGGCCAGAAAGCCGCCAGTTAAATCAAATTCCAACTTCGTAACAACACCGCGCACCATTTCACCGCCGAAACTCTCCACGATCAGACGGTCAGCCAGCTTCTCATCCCCGGCGACCATGCGGAAGGTCTGCTCATAGCGCTGGGCGTAGTAGTCCAGCACGCGGGCGGCCACTGCGGCAGCCCTGTCCGGGCTTACAAGGGTCGCGTCCGGCACGGACACTTCATTGCCCTGCGCGTTTGACGGCAGATTTGAGGCTTCTCGCCGCAGGACGGTAGCGCTGTCACTGTACTTGCGCCCGGTCACGCAGACTTCGGCAGCCTTGCTCACGGTCAGCGTGCAGTGGTTCACGTCTCGTTCGCTCAGCTCTGCGCCCCTGACGGCCAGACTGTCGGCCACTGCCGGAGCATCAAAGGTCACACGGTAAGTGCCCGGTTCAAGGGTGTCTTTGTACAGTTCCTCCGACGCCTCACCGGGGATATAACGGTGCGCTGTCACCGACACCGCAGTTACAAGCGCAAGGAGTGTGACTTTGCTGCCGTCCTGCAGGCGGCGATCTGTTCCAATCAGACCACTGGCACGCTGCGGAGCGGGCACGATTCGGATGATTTCGCCTCGGCTGCAGTCCACCACCGCGCCAATGGCAAAGGCAAGCTGCTGCAGCGCTTCGCGCCGTGTTCCGGCAGGGATGTAACCCTGTATCCGTTCTTCGCCCAGAACGCTGTCCAGTGTGTAAGGATAGCCGCTTAGGATTTCCGCTGCCAGCGACGCCACATGGGTGTCATACACTCCGCCGTCAAATGGAGAGCCATCAAGCAGGCCGATGGTGTCGATTGCCGTAAAATCGGCCAGTGTGTCATCCTCGTTCGACCAGTCGTCCAGATAGAACGTGCCCATGCAGTAGCTTGTCGTGCTCGTATCGTGGGCGCTTCGGCGCACATCCTCCCACACAGTCAGCTTCTGGAGGTGCTGCAGCACATCAAAATAGCCCTCCGGGTTTAAGATAGAGAAGCGACCCTCTTGATTAAAAAGCGTGATGTTTAGCGTGTTTATGCTAATCTCCGCGCTCAATGGGTCACACTCTTCCAGTACATGGGCCTTGATGATTTCGTCCCCGGAGAAATGCAGATACACGCCGTAGTCGATTCCCGCCAGCTTCAGATACCGCCCCGGCCTGTTCGTCTCCAAAAACGCCAGTTGAATGCGGCAATAGTTTTCTACCTTACAGGCGCAGTAGTAATCCACTGCGTCCGGGGTGAACATAGCCACCGCCAAAAGGCCATCGTTGGCATCGTACCACTGAATTTTGACCTTGCTCGCCCAGTCATCTGTCGGGGAGTAGAAATGCAGTGTCAGACCGCTGCTACTGTGATTCTTGTCGAAGCGGATATTCAGCACGGGCGGATTGGCAAAAGCACCGTTTCCGTTCGACTGTTCCGTGCTCCAAAAGCCCCAGAAATACTGCCGAGGCGTTTCGGGAAAAAACAGGAAGCTGCCGTCCATGAGCCATTGCCGCGTTTCCAGCGTGCCGTACTTGTTCTGATTCGGCACGGATTCCAACAGTAAATCCTTGCTTAAATTGCAAAAATCCTTTGCATCCTCCGTGACGGGGGCGCTGTCGCTCCGCGCAGTGACATCGTACAGGCCGAACTCCACGCGGGTGCTTGTGTTCATGGTCGTTCGCCTCCTTTATGTCCTTGCAGGCTTCTGGGCAATAAAATTCGCGGTCAGATTCTTCCAGTAGTTTTTTTCAGCCTTTTTCCGCAGCAATTCGTCGCCGACATTGGAAAAGTAAGCTGTAAAGGTATAGTCGCCGTCTTCATCTGGCACTGTAACCTCATGGAACTCCACAGGCTCTGTCAGCTTGTCCCACAGTCGGGCGTATTCCTTGCGATCCAACCCCGGCCCAAATTGCAGCTTGTAGTTGAAGTATACGCCAATCAACTCGCGCCTGAGGTGGCCGTTGGCGAGGCGCTCCGCGTATTTATCCAGAAAATCCGCGCTGCGCTTTACGCTTAGCACGTCGATTTTGAATTGTTCGCCGTCAATTACGATCATCAGTTTCCTCCCACCACAAGCCGCGCACCACGGCGGGCTTTTTCTTTGTCGATGTAGGGCATCAGCAGGCGCACAAGCTGCTCCAGACCGCCGCTGGCGGCAAAGCGGATCGTAATGTCCTGCCCGCCCCACTCGGCCAACACCTCGGCCAGCGCCTGCTGGATCGTTTCAAGAGGTGCTTCCACGTTCGTGCCGTTCGTCTGGTCGCCCAGCACAGCAAGAAATTCGTGGTTTGCCGGAATGACTGCGCCCTGTGCCAGATAGGGAATTTGCGGTGCGGTGATGGGGTCGATGTTGAAGCCAATCTTAGCCGTGCCCAGTGCATCCTGTGCAAATTCGGGCACATCAAAGCTGAAGCCGTTCAGCAGACCGATGACAGCGTTCATGCCGCCAACAATCGCCGAAATCATGCCGTTTATAATGCGGATGATGCCGTTGACCGCGCCGCGCACCACAGAGGTAATGCCGTCCCAGATAGAGGATACCGTATCAGCCAGCGCCGACCATGCGGCAGTCCAGACAGCGTTCAGCGCCGCCCCTGCCATCGACAGCAGCAGGGAAAGACCCTTCCAGAAATTGCTCCATGCGGTGGTGACGTCCTCCCAAATCTGCATGGCCGCCAGCTTGATAATCAGCCAGCAGGCCGACCACGCTGCTTGCAGCGCCGCGCCTGCCATGCGTAAGGCGAGGTCAATTCCTTTCCAGAAATTGCTCCAGCCTGTGGTGATGCTCTCCCAGATTTGCAGGCCGAGCAGCTTTATCGTCAGCCACAGAGTATCCCAGATGTGCTGCAGATTCTCTCCGGCAGTGTTCAGCGCCTGTGCCAGATCGGCAAGTGTCTGTGAAAAGTTCTGTTTGATTTCGTCCCAGTGGGTCACAAGATAATTGATGATGACCGCCGCGATAGAGGCCAGCACCGCCAGCAGCAGAACAGGCCATGCACCGATGGCCGAGATGACCGTGACGATCAGCGAGCCGAGGCCGCTCAAAATAGCAGGAAGCACCGTGTCAAGAATAAACGCGCCAATCACAGGCAGCAGGCTCACGGCCAGCGCCGCCATAAGAAGCGGCCAGCAGTTGGAAATGAGTTCGGCAACCTGCGCCAGAATACCGACCCAGTCTACCGCCTGCAAGCACTCCATGATTTTGCTGCCGACAGCATCCCAGTCAACTTGGCCGAGGATTGTGTTGATGGCCTGCAGCACATCCAATGCCAGCGTGCTCAACGCAGAGAACAGCCCCGGCCAGTCAATCGCGGCAATCATCGTCACGATATTGTGTCCGAGGTCATTCCAGTTTGTGCCCTGCACCGCCGCGATCAGCGCGTTCAGCAGGCCGATGGCAAAGCCGCCCGCACCCAGTCCAGCTTCCAGCCACGGAATATTGGAGATGGCAGAATTGATGCATGTTGCAATGCCATTGCCTAAATCCGTCCAGCCGCTGTAATGCAGCACAAAGTTGTACAGCGTCAGAATGGCCGCACGCATCCCATCCGTCAGCACACGCCCCAGCGTGTCCCAGCGCAGTTCAGTTACGGCAGTTGTCAGTCCCTCTGCAATGCCCGCGCCCAGACTGTCCCAGTGGATGCGCTGCATCAGCGTGTCCGCAAAGAGCAGCGCTGTGTTCAGCCCTTGTGCAATGGTATGTCCGATGGCAGTCCACAGGCCCGGTACTTCGATAAAACCATTGATGCAGTCGGCAATGCTTGTTGCCCACTGCACAGCCTTATCCTGTATATCCGGCCATGGGATGGCGTTCAGACTGTCACGCAGCTTCTCGCCGATCAGCTGCCCGACCTTGTACCAGTCGCCCTGCTCTATGGCATCCATAATGCTGTCAAGGAATGGATTCTCCGCAGAAAAGTCGAAGTCCGGGGTAATGCTGTCTGCTCCACCCCCGCCCCCGCCGCTGCTATCGTCGGACTGCTTGTTCAGCACGTTCAGTTCGTCAAAGGCGGCCAGTTCACCATTAGCGTTCTTGACCTTCTTCGCTGCGCTGCCCGCCGCCGATCCGACGCCGTTCATAGCCTTGGCTGCTCCGGCGCTGGCGGAGATTGTGCGCCCGGTAAAGAACGCCACCAGCCGCGCAATGTAACTGAACACCATCGCCGCCGCATTTGCCAGCGCAGTCAGCGCGGGGGTAAGTATCTGAATGATGGGCGCGGCTGCCGTGGCCGCTGCGCCCTGCAAGTTGCCGAGCGCCGTCCGCAGGCCGGACGAAGACAGCAGCGCCGTCCCCATCCAGTTCGTCAGCGTCCGGAGCCCGGAGGAAAGCACATTGAACACCAACGCGCCGGACACCAGCCCTGCCAGCCGCTTGCGGAAGTGTTCCGTGCTCTGCGCAGCCTGTGCCAGCCGTTCCTGCACACTCTGGGCCTTGCTTTTCACAAAATCAAAAGCCTTGCCGCCGATAGAGCCTATCGCGGACAGTGACCTTTTCAGAATCTTACTCACTGATGCCGCGTTGAACAGCTTTGAGACGAAGGCGTCCATCGCATTCGCTGCACGCTGCACATTGGATACATCCACCTGCGCCGCTTGTGCAGCCTGCGCGGCGTTGGCAACAGCCTCGGCCTGCCGGGTCGCCTCATCCTTCTCCTGTGCAAGCTGGGCAGTCAGTTCGGCGTGCCGTTGCTGCAGTGCCTGCACGGCGGCATCCTGTGCGTGGTAGGCATCGGCGGCAGCCTGCACAGCGGTATCC